CCCGACCTCGACCACGACCACGACCACGACCTCGACCTCGACCACGACCACGACCTCGACCTCGACCCCGACCTCGACCACGACCACGACCACGACCTCGACCTCGACCACGACCACGACCACGACCTCGACCACGACCACGACCACGACCTCGACCTCGACCACGACCCCGACCCCGACCTCGACCACGACCCCGACCCCGACCTCGACCTCGACCCCGACCTCGACCACGACCACGACCACGACCTCGACCTCGACCACGACCACGACCACGACCCCGACCACGACTCAAGCCAACCTCTTGCGCAAATTGAAGCGTTCATTTTGTTGACGTTGGAATGTTGGTCAATTCAGTCGCGTCGATAATTGCCGCACGCCCGACGATCACGCGGCCCTTTGGAAACATTTCAACTTCGGAGAACTCGCACTTTTTCAAGGCGTCCGAAAACTTACCATCTTCGGCAATCCAGGCCGCATCCTCTAACACAAGCTCCTGCTGCGTGACTTGAACTAGCCGCCCGGTATGATGATGCGTGACTGTGCGCAAAAAGTAGTTCGCGCCAATTTTGTAGGGTTGATCGTTTTGAGTTTGTTTTCCGAGCAACGCATTGATTTCGCGTAGCTCGCCAATTGTGAGTAAATCAATGTTCATGTTTCGAGACTAGCAAAAGGTATTACCTTTTGCAAGAAGAATCTTTTCCGCGATTTCTGCCGCGATAGCCCGCATGAACGGCGGCGCAACGGAATTGCCGATTCGCGCCCATTGCTGCGCATAACTCCCAGTCAAGATAAAGTCATCCGGAAATCCACCAAGACGTTTAAGTTCTTCGATGGTCAGCTTGCGTGTTCCAATCGAAACATCATTGCCGGGACTGCCACAGGTTATCGTCGGCGATGGGCCATCTTGATTCTGCAAATCAGCAGGAGCTAAATCATGTCCTGATTCCATGCGTTCAATGCGTGACTTGGGAAGCTGCCTGACTTTCAGTATTTGACTCTTTCCGCCCTCTTTCAGAATCGAACACATCGACTTGTCAATATCAGGATTTGTATTATCCAATTTACATTCGACACTGTAAATGTGCGGCAACGCATCCCGGACACTGTAAATGTGCGGCAACGCCTTTGGCCAAACCGGATCGCAATTCAAATCCCTGCGCACTCCCTGAAAAATAATTCGCACGCGATTTTGCGGCACCCCATAATGAGCAGCGTTAAGAATCCGATGCCTGACCAAATATCCACATGCCATTAACTTGCGCAAAATGGTATCATCCTGACTGTCGAACATATCATCCTGAAAACTACCCATCATCTTTGCCGCCGCGCCCATCGTCAGTCCCTTGACGTTCTCCGCGATGAACACTCGCGGTTGCAATCCATCAAGCAATCGAATGTATTCATCAAACATCTTTTCATTACATTGCTTGACGCCGTGCTCGTAGGTCTTTTCCTTGCCCCAACCTTTCTCGCGTTTGCCGGCCATGGAAAACGCTTGACATGGCGGCGAGCCATCAAACAAACCCAATTCGCCCTGCTTGAGTCCTGTGCGCAAAAGAATAGACATTGCCGTGACGTTGCGAATATTCCGGCAATCAAGATAAGTGTCTTTGAAATTGGCCTTGTAGGATTCCTGCGCTGCTGGAAGAAATTCATTTGCCCATACAACCTTGTAGCCTGCCCAACGATACCCCAGGCATGAGCCGCCGCAGCCTGAGAATGTGGACACAACCTTGAGTCCATTCCACGGCCTTGACATTATCCATGCCGTATCTGGAATGCGATAAGGTTTTTTTGGCATCATAAAATTTAATCCGGCAGGCAGGATTTCAACCCTGGCACTGCCGGATTCGGAGCGGGAGAATGCGAATCAAGCCGCCGCTTCCCCACTGGAAGATGTTGCGTCCGATGACGGAGTTTCTTCAGACTTCGGCACGACCTCGACTTTCGGAGCGCGCGCTGGCATTTTTTTCTTCGCGGCCTTGGCTGGCTTTTTCTTTGCCGCTTTCTTCGCAGGCTTCACGGCCTTGGGCTTCGACTCTGCTTTCGGCTCCTCAACCCACGTCGGCTTGAGCTTGTGCGCCTTCAGTCCTTTCGGACTGGAGCAGCACCATGACACCGTTGCGCGTGCTGTTTTTTCCGGCGTGTTGGGGAACTTCTTCATATACATTTCCGCCGCCTTGGACTTGGTGACTCCGGGCGTGCCGGAAAGCAGCGCAAGAATCCAAGCCATCTTTCCCTCGCGTTTTGCGCCTGTCTTTTTCGTCTTTGTCTTTTTGCTCATATCATCACTTTCGTTTTGTTCGCTCTGATGTTGGTTCTTTGCTGGCGAGCGGTTTCCAGCCAAGAAATCTTTCAATTCGGATTCAGTCAACCGGCGCACGATGGATTTCGGTTCCATCTGATTCGACACCGAAACGACGGCAGGCTTCGATTTGAATTCAACTTCCGTTCGATCACCATTCCGCTTGCGCAAAGAAGCACGGACGGTCTTGCCGCCACTCAAGCACTGAATTCTTGCGCAAGATTGATTGGAAGCGATGCAGACATGCTCCGCGCCGTCGTGCTCAATCACGTCACCGGGCTGCAATCGAACGCATCCCGGCACTAAATCGAAGTTATCGACGCGCACTACAGAGGCTCGCGGCGTGCGCTGGATTGACTCAGGCGCGTTTTGGCTGTCTGTTTGAGACAAAGCCGCAGTCGGCTCTTTCGACGCTTCCAATGTCATTTCTGACTGTTTTTGATCAACTTTCTCTGTAACCTCTTGACTTGAAACAAGATACAACTCAGATTTAGTCCTCGTAATGGCGACATACCAGATATTCGCCTCTTCGCGAGCATCCGCCCACTTGTTTTTGCCGAACGTATCAGCCAGCACAAAGACACGGTTCCATTCGAGTCCCTTCGCCTTGTGAACAGTGGACAGCGTGACGGCAGGCTTTGACTTCGAGTTGGTGTCGTCAAATAGATTTCCAATGCGCGTCTCGATGTCATAGACCGTGACGCAACCCTCGGCCAGGCACAACAGTGTCTCCGCCAAATCCTTGACGTTTTCAATCTTCTTTTCCGGCTGATTTTGGACCGACAGTCGCGCAATCTGCTTCTGCTTCCACGATTCAACTTTGACGCAAAAGTCCGTCGCGTCTTTAGCTCGCATCTGCTTCACCATTGTTGACAACTGCCGCCCGATGTCGCGTCCCTCGATTCGCGCCGGAATATGTTTGCGCAAGAAGGAAAGTGCAAGCGGCATGAGCGGCGCATTCAATCGAGACAGAATCACGTCACCAACTGCGCTCGCCTGAGTGTGCGCAACTGATTCGACCTTACCCTCTGGAGCATCATCGGCGGCGCGATAATCCTCGACTGACTTCCGCGCAAGCTCAACGACTTTCTTTGGGCAGCGGCGCGTGACTGTGAGTGGAAGTGTTTCGGCGCGGAGCGTCACTTTCATCATGCTCATTCCATTCTGAGCCGCGCCACGAAATCCATAAATCGCCTGCCGGTCATCCCCGATGCAAACAATCCGACCACCCGAATGACATGCACCGCGAGCCATCATCAGTTGTGGACGGCTCATGTCCTGAGCCTCGTCGATGACAACGAGATTGAACCACGGCTTGACGCAATCCAAAGCCGTCGGCAGCCAAACCATGTCATTGAAGGAAATGCGCGATGCGCCGTCACGTTCAAGTGACCGCACCAACGCCTCACGGGTGACCGCGCAAAGAGAATTCAACTTGAGCCGACTGTCCGCAACCAAGTCTTTATCTTCCGCGATTTCGCGGAGCACTTCCATGGTCGGAATCCCAACACACAGATTCTTACAGAAGCCCATGAGCTTGACGATTGCAATGATTGACTCCTTGCAATCCGATTGCAGCGCGAACCGCGCCCGATCAAACTCCACATCGTCATCCGGCACGGCAGAACACCAAACGCGCTTGACGTAAGCGAAGCCGAGTCCATGAAGCGTCTTGACCTGAACTTTCAAGTGCTTCATTTTCTCCTCGGCTTCCAACTGATTCTTTTTGTTGAACACTGTGTAAAGAACATTGTTGACAGTCTGTTGCTCAGGCGCGAATGAAAATGCCTCGCGAATGGTGGTTGTTTTGCCGGTCCCGGCGCGAGCCTGCACAATAAGATTGCGTTGCTCGGTTGGCGTCTTGAACCAGTCGAAGATGGCGAGTTGCTCGGATGACCAGGCGATTGCGCTCATATCCCGACCTCAACGATAATTGGATTCTTGACGCGATTTCCAAGGCTTTGTAATTTTTCCACAATCTGTCGATAGCTGCGCCGCTTGAAAGCATATTTCGGAATTGTGGTTGTGACGCCAATCGGCTCCATAAAGAAACACCGGCCACCGCGATGATCCTCAATTTCGATAGCAAATGATTTTGCATTCATATTCGCATTCTTTCTTTTGATTCTGATTTATTGAGGCAAAAGATGAAACTTGAAGAAGGTCTTATTGCGGCCCTTTTCAGTTCCAACATCATCATTGGAAGACCTGAGTGCATCCGAGACCTCCCAAGGATTCAAACCAAGATAGCGAAGAACAGATTCAGTTGCGCGACAACCTTCACCATTGTATCCCCATGAGCAGCCTTTGAGGATCAATTTTCCGAGAGTGCCGGAAATAATCAAGCGATACCAACCGTTGAATTTTCCATGAGAGGTTGCGCGAACCGTAAGAGGTATTCCGATTTTCGGAAGGTGACGCTCAACTGAGCGCATCGCGTGACGAGACAATTCCGATGACCGATACCGATATTTCTGAGTTTTCATTCGCATTCTTTCTTTTCATCGTCAGGGTCATTCCTGCCGACGATCAAAAGGTATTACCTTTTGCGAAGTTTGTCACCAACTATTTTCCATTATCAACGTAACTCGTTGGTAATCAAGCCAAAATAAATGGAGAAAAATCAGCGGGCAACCAGCAAAACAATGGCAAAAGCGACGGCGAGGACAAAAAACCAGAACCAAAGGACATGGCTGCGGGGTGTCGGCGGCGGAAAAGGTTCGTCATTCATGCCGCGAATCGTAATACCTTTTGCGCGGATCGTCAAGACAAAAACACGGCACGGTGCAATGACTCACCGTGCCGCGCTCCAACCAAACCGCAACTATGAAGGCGCAAACGTAACAGAACGCGAGAAAATGTCAAGCCGGGAAAATCTTAACGCCGGGAATACAATCCTGGCAACGCGCTTCCACTCGAAAATTTGCATGAATCCAAATCCAATTTTCCGGCTTGAACCGGCGATGCTCAACGCCACCGATCATAACGCGCTCTGACCGGACAAGGCACGCTTCCAAATATCCGTCCTTGCGCCGTTTCGCGGCCCGCACAAGCGTTAACATCGGTACAAGCTCTTTCATGGCGCATCATCGTTAAAAGGATCGTTTGGGCTGGTATAACAAGTCGGCGAAGATGAAGCAGCCCAAGGTCCAAATCCATTGATTAAATAATCAAGCGCGGTTCCATTCATGTCTTTCTCATTTGTTGGAAATGTCCACGCTCCGACATTGGCTCCATGATATGATCCGCCGGAAAGAATGCACAAAAGATAATACTGCACGAGAATATCACTGCCGAAATAAGAAGTGTCTGGAATTGGAACATCCATGATATACGGACATCCTGCTCCGATTGTAAATTTGCATCCTTGAGCCCACCAATCTCGTTGACCACAAGTGCTGAATCCTGAAAGACTACTGCTCATCGAAAGACCGCTGGCAACGATAAATCCATTTGTTCCAGGATTGAGAAGATATTGAGCGCGTCCAACTTGCGGAGAACTGCCAAGGCCAAACGGATAAGAACCTCCCGGCAATGGAGTTTGAGTGCAGGGAGGACTTCCGCTGGCAACTGACACCAAAACACTATATGAATAAATGTTGACACCGTTTGAATAAATGCCAGCTACATGAGTGGGGTTTGCGTCTGATGCGCTTGCAAAATAAGCCTGAATTACAATTGGCCCTTGATCCGGCCCTGAACTGATCGTATTAAATGGAACATTATTGGCAACAAAATCATAATTATTGACCCATTCCATCATGTTGGTTATATCTCCGCCGCTGCCAAGCCAACCATAAACCATTCTCGCATTCGGCCCTGACGGCAGACATCCACCCCAATTTGACAGCACTCCTTGACTCATGTTATGGCTGTTGGGAATGGCTGCGAATCCGTGAAGATGTAGGCAACATAAGAATTCTTATAGCAAATCTGCGTCACATTCTTCCATGCTCGCGCATTGTCATTAATCTCTTGATATGTTGGCACAGTTGACAAGCCAGAATTCCAAGACTTGGTAATATCAATTCCAGTCCCACCTAACGGAATAGAAGCCAGCAAAGTCGAATTGACAAGATACGTTGGGCGAATGATGGCATATTCCGTGAGCGTTCCAGTTCCGCTTGGATCCGGCGTCGCATCGGTTCTCACGCTGATTGATATCCATGTATAGGTATGAGTTGCATCATCATCCGCGAATGGAGACAGGGCGGCATAAGTCGAACGCCGCAATATCCACGGTTTCGCTACTGCCTGAATAACGCCGTTCGGGTCAGTGCAAAGCACATAATCATCCTGCTCTGAATAGACCGTCATCTGCACCGTGCCGCCACCACCGCCTGACGACGACGGCAAAAACAATTGTATATTTGACGAATCCTCGCTGACTTGAAATTGTCCGGTTCCGCTGCCACTTCCACTGCTTTCGCTGATGGTAATTTTCAGGTTCATCAGCGCATTGATGCGCCGACGATCATCGTTCAAATCTTCCGCGACAAATGGAGACGGACGCTTGTTTCGCCCCGGCCTGAATAGCGGCAATCGACTGCCGGCGGATATGCTTCCACCACCATAACCACCTGCGCTTGTGTTGCCCTGTAAGTTGTCAGGCATTACAAATATGGAATATACTTCGTGGCGCGTTGGAACACATTACCCTGCCATCTTGTCAACACTGAGTCTTCCGCCACAAAAAAGTTAGGCGGGTTCGGTGGCGTGATAACCCCCGTAGTCGCATTCAACGTCCCCATAAGCGCAATGTAAGCACTCGCAGTTGGCACGGTTCCGCCACCATAAAAAATTCCATTGAATGTGATTTGATCGTAAAGTATCGGCGGATTGATTTCAACCAAACCGATTGGACTCGCGCCGTTAAAAGCGACAAAGCCCCACCGCTGATGCGTGTTAGGCGGGATATCTGTGAAATCAGCGTAGTCTGGTGTCGCCAGGTTTGACCCAGCCGCGCCAATAAAAAAATAATCGTATTCTATCCGCACGTCCGCAGCCTTGAGTATTGGAGAACGAATCGTGACTGAATCTGTTGAACCACCAACTGTAATCTTAGGCGTTAATCCGGGGTAAAGATAACTGAGCGACGCCGCCTCGTATCGTGTTGCTGGCTTTGCGCAATAGGTTCGAGTCCACTTAACCAACCCGCCACCCAAATCTTCAAGCGGCCCTTCCGCTGTCAGAAAGAAATTCGGAAAGCTATTGATCGTTGTAAAGTCTGCACCATAGACCGTGTTCAGCGCAAGGGGTTTGTAGGCGTAGCCTGACGTTGGCTGAATTGAAGTGCCCGGCCCATACTGAATAAAGTCCTGAGTCAACATATATTCCGTATTGACTCCCGGAAACGGCGCGGACAACTTCGGCTGGCCTTGCGGCCGGGGCGTTGTATAATCACCGTCAACTATAAGCGGATTTCCCATTATTGAATTGCGACACTAACCGGCAATCCGCCTGTCGTGTCAAGCCGGGAAAGAATGTTGGCCAAATGATCGTTCATGCGCTGCATTGTTTGCTCGGGCGAAATGTAGCCAGCCGCTTCGAGTTGATCTTTCAAAGCTTGAGTTTGATCTCGATACTGAACAAATTCCTGACCACGCGCTCCATTGTTCATTACATATTGCCTTAGTTGGCCCTCCCGATATTCAATGTCTCTGGCTGTTTGATAAGCCCATCCCCAGGATTGGTTTTGCGCAAGCTCATGAACGGTTGAGTAATAACTGGAATTCTTTTTTACTTCGATTGCCAGTGCAGTTTCTTCACGCCGACGCTGCAAATATTCATCTTGGATTTCCTGCCGTCTATCTTCTCGATGACGCTTGGCAATAGCCGTCAATTGTTTTTCCTCAGCCTCTAAATCCTTTTTATCTTCTTCCGCTCTATCAGCACGATGACGTTCCGCTATGCGATGCAACTGATCTTCCATTGCTTCGCGCTGCTTTTGCTCATAGGCAATCCGGTCTTGAGTTGCTTTTTTCATCTCGACAATGCGCTTGGATGTTTCCACCGTCAACGCATCGTCTTGAGATTTGAAACCTTCCGCCAATCCCCAATGCTTGTCGGTAAACATTCCCCCAGCAAACCCGGCGACCTTACCAACGGCCGAAATTGACTTGCCGAGCCACACAGTCAATGTGTTAGTTACACTTTCAACTTCCGTATGCGCACGCTTGATGTTCTCAATATCTTCCTCAGAAAATATCGCCGCTCCCTTGCCTCGATCATGTAATGAGCTCGAACCTTCACCAAGTATGGCAATAAGTTTTTGCCCGGACTTGCCGAGTAACTCCATTGCCATTTCAGCCTTTTGCGCAGGATCGGTCATTGCCGCCATCTTGTTTGAAATCTCATCCAATAAATCCGACGTGCTGCGAAGATGACCACTGGAATCCCGAATCGCTATTCCAAACTCAGCGAACTTTTGCGCCGCCTCATGCGCTTCCGGCCCTGTGCCGCCAGCCTCACCTAATGTCTTGGCAAGAAAGTCAAGCGATTTTTCCATTGCGTCACTGTCTATGCCGACTTGCTTTGCCGCATAAGAAAGCCGCTGAAATGCTTCTGCGCTCAGTCCCGTCGCCGCAGCCGTGCGTTCAATTTCATCCACTTTACCAAAGACGCGCTCAACACCGGCAATCAAGCCTACACCAGTCAACGGCGCGGCCAGCTCCTTCATTATGTCGTTGAAGCCTTCCCGCGTGCTATGCGCAAACTCTGTTATCTGCGCCTTGGACGCGGCAAGCCCACGACCCAGCGTTGTTTGATCTAAGCCAAGTCGGACTAGAATTTCATCGGCAAATCCCATATCAATCCCAAACAAAAATCAGATTCGGCTTTGCAGTAGCGTCGGTTGGCTTTTCAATATAAACCGCGTTGGGTGCGACATTTTTAATGTCTGGTCCGATCATCGGACGAACACTGAATTGATAATCTGTTTCAAGTGAATTTCCCGCTGCTTGATAAGCTAGAATTGCGTCAAGTAATTTTTTAAGTGTCGGCATAAAATCAATTCTTATTCTGCTCTTTCATCCAATCCCCAAGTATCCTGTCCGACGGATTAAACAATGGAGCCTTTGGATTCAAAGTCTTGCGCAGGAATTTGCGATACTGAAACAATCGCTTAAGCGGAATGTCAAGTATCGCCTGCTCGCTCCATCCTGTCTCTTGCGCAAGTTGAAAGACAACATGAACGCCAAATGACCAATACTCTTTGACAAAGCCTTTGATATGCGGGCCGCCACCTGATTCTTTGAAGATGTCATCCAGCCAAGTTCTGATTTGCGCAATAAGTAAAGCAACTTTTGCCAGCGTCCTATCTTCCTTGCGCTTTCTTACACGACCCCAAAACCCATCCACCGATCTACGGCTCGGCGGAATGAGTCTTGAGGCCGCGTTGGCGAATGCACGAGAGGGTCTTCCGCCAATCTTATACTCTGGCGACATGAACCAGAGAAAGGCTCTCAATTCATGCGGCGTTGGAATTCCACCGCGCACAAATGGATGATTGATTGCCTGTAAGGTAAGAAAACGCCGGAGTGTAAGTGAAGCCAAAGAAAATCCACTCAACACTTCCGGCGCGTCAATAAAAGAAGCGTCTCTGTCCGCCCGCTCTTTTTCAACTGCTTCGCGATAGCCTGGTATCTCAAGCAGGTTCACTGAGTAGTGCTTTGCGTAGAGTCCGGCACAGTTGCCTTAGCAACATCATCAGCGTGCAGACAATACCTCAAGTCTGGATAGGGATCATTAGGTGTCGCAACAGCAATCCTACCATTACATGAATCATTTCCAGCCACAGCATTGTAAAGAATTCCAGCGGATGGAATGCCGCCCTCTGGAAGATAAACAACCTTATCGCCGTTTTTTGCTTCACGGCCATTTTTGTAGTGCATGAATTACCTTTCTTGTTTGTTGTTATTTTGGAGTGAAGTTCGGAACCACAGTCGGATTCACCGCCTTATGCAACGTCAACGTGCGTTTCCAATAATCCTCCTGCTTATATGGCGCACCCAGCGCGCCGATAATCCAATACTCAATGCCGATTTCAGTTTCGAGCGTGAGGGAAAACACGTCTCCCTTTTGTGGATTATTAGCTGCGGAATCGTTCAGTTGCAACGTCGCGGTTCCGTCCGTGAAGTCACTAACCAACACCTGACCGCGAGGCGCGCCGATTTCATCACGCTGACGCAACAGCTTAGTTGGGCGATTCACGGTGAAGTCTTCCAAGATGTAAGTGCCGCGCACAGTAGCGAATGCACTAATAGCAGTAGAGCCAGGTGATACAGAATAAACTATCTGAATCGTCATCGAGCCATACTGAATCTGGCCATCGTTGATGACTTGCTGAGTTGATGCTGATGGTGTCATATATTAAGTTCCAGTTGAACCGATGATGTAGATGTTGACTAAGATAGTGTGTCCGCTTGCGTTGCTAGTAAACACAAGCTCGTGATTCGTTGATGATGCGCCCACCGTCCAACCAACATCTCCCGGTGCCCAGAACAAGGCGGTAGGTGTGTTCTGCGATGATGGTGTGCCGCTTGGGCCTGGAATGATAATCCCAGATGCGTTCGTCAGTAGAAACGAAGTCAAGGCCGCACTCGATGAAGTGCCGCCAATGGTGAGGGTGTCAGTCTCGACGGGCGTTCCACTAACGCCAAGATTCTGAAATGCCATCATCTTGATGTTAGTTAAGGCAAACGCATTCCCAACCGCGTCCGTCACCGCGCCATACGCATATAAATCAAGCGTTTGCGGCGTGCCATTGGCAAGTAAAATTTGCGCCTGATAAAGTTGATTTGCTTTTCCAATACCAACTCCATTTGCCAGTGTCCCGGCAATAAAAGCGGGAAGCGCAAGCGGAAAGGAACTTATGCCTAATGTAAGCACATTGGTTAACTGCAAACTAATGGAAGCATTCACGCTTCCAGCTACAGATGAACTCATAATGTTTTAATGTAATTGTTGACTTTGCACTAACATCTGCTGATTTTCCATTTTCGGCCACGAATCTGGATTGATGGCAAATTTAATTTCAAAGTGCATGGCTGTTTTGTCTTGATTCTCGTCTTGCTGCACCGTAGGCGACGAGCCTCGATCCCAAATATCAAGTATGAGGTAATAAGGACAAAGCGGATTCCCAATTGCATCTTGCGCGGCAAACTTGCCACGCCAGAAGTTAAACACCTGCCGCACGCGACTGCGATAAATACCCAACTCAGTTGCGGTGTTCTCGGAGCGCGTTGTGAATATGATTACATCCAAATCACCAATGAAATGATCATACACTTTGTAGCTCCACACTAGCTGTTGATGTTGATCAGCTACGCCCTTGCTGGAAAAGTGAAAAGCATATTCCGGCGTTTTGACCTCTTCACTCGATTGCAAAGTCAATGGAGCATCAAAACCAGATTGCTTGAATACATTCGCGCAGGCAGTTGCCATCTGACCTTCCAAGTCCATTAAGATATCATAGGACGGCGCGAGCATATCAGGTTGTGACGGTGTTGATTTTTCGGATTCTTCTGCCCATCGTCACGTCATCAATAATTCCAGACAGCGCACGGCGCAATCGTCTTTCCAATGCGCGTTGGCGCGTCTTGATTGCGCCATCGACAATATGCTGAGTCAACCTGACGCCAGGCGCACCATTGCTGATTGTAATTTGAGCTTTCTGCGGATTATTCAAATCAGCCCTGAATGTTCCCCATTTTTTATTCAAATGCCGTGTTATCCATCCACCCACTCCGCGAGTGCCGCCGGATGAGCCAATCAAACCTGGCAACCAACCAGACTTAAGGAATCCGGCACGATTGACCACTGTAGTTCTATAGGCGTCCAAATCCTCCTTACTGACAACATATCTTGCGTTCCATGTTTTGTTATTGAAATCAATTCGCTGCACTAATCCGCTGACATGACCTTTAAAGTCCCGATTGTGCCGATGAAATGCGCTCATCCCGGTTCCAGTTGGGTCAAGTTTGTTCCATTGCAGAAACATCCGCGTGCCGTTCGTGAATGTAATCCAATGACCTATTGGCCCAGTTCCAAAATCAGAACCGACTCGATCAAGAAAACCAATGTCAACTCCGTTGAATAGTTTTGACAAATCGCGTTTGATGGCCTTTTCGCCTTGGTCTTTTGTATTTGGCGGCGTCCGGCGAATCAATTCCAAAGACAACAATCGAGTCTCATTCTTGAGCATCTCAGGCGCAGCAAGCCCCAACTCTCGCGCAAGATCATCCATCATGCGAAAGCATCGGCTGGTGTCTATGTCGTTTATTTTTATCACGTCAACACCGGCACTTTCACGTTGTCAAGAATCGTGGTAATAATCCACCTGTCCGACGCATCGTGAATCGTCATCATCTTTCGTGCCTTGCCATCATAGACAATCTGACGGTTCTTTTGCGGCCTGAATCCGCGCAAGTTGGAAGGCACCTGCAATCCGTCAACATAAAATACCCGCGTGTCATCCGGGTTGCCTTTGTAAATCTCAAATGCAACCGGCTCTTTATCCAAGTAACCAGACTCCAACATTTCAAGATAGTTGGGTGAAGTATTGACAAGGGCCATTGTCGGATTGTTCTGCACTAAGATTGCTTCACCGCTTATCCTCAACTCATTCTCATATCCATAAGCGTGCAATCTATCTGTGAAGCTTCCGCGCTTTTGCTTGTGAATGATTGTCGGAACCGTCGGCGCAATCGACACAGGCGGCGTATAAACAGGTTGGAATGCGATTTGCTTGAAGAAAATGACATGAAGAACCTGATTACCGTCTATCGTCATTCCACTGAAATTAACGAGCACTCCAGCGGGAGTTAGTGTCGTCGCATCTGATGTAGCCTCAATCACCGAGCCGCTGACTGTATTAGTTGTCCAAGCCCTTGCGCAAACAGGAATGAAGTTGAGATTTGTCGGCAATTCAACTTCATAAGAATCCACGCCTTGCACAAGAATAAATTCCACTTCAAATCCAGGCACAATCAAAGTCGTCAATCCGTTTGTATTGACTACTGGCTGTGCAACTTGCGCTTGCTGCTTGCCATAAAACGTGACAACTAAAACTTGATTATTGTCGATAGGAGCGCCAGAAAGATTAATGACAACTCCTGATTGACTCAGTGTTCCACCTACTGCATCGCCCTTAATCACAGTTCCACCCGCTCCGCTCATTGTTCCAATCCAAATTCCAGCAGGCACAAAAGAAAGCATCTGCGCAAGCGCAATAGGCACTTGCGATTGCCCTTGAGCTATTGAAACTTGAATTGTGAATTGAGGTATCATTTAATTTCCGTAAACACTCCATTGACCCGCGATAACTCCAGTAGCCGGAGCATTTGTCCAAGTATTTCCGCCAGCCCCCAATCCATTTCCAACAATAAGAAATGATGTAGTGGTTTGATTTGACACAGAAAATGCCAAATTGTTGAAGATATAGGTCGATTGTGCCGCCTCACCCGTCAAGTGAAATGGGGACAATGTCACCACGTAGTTCGTGCCCTGCCTAGCGTAAGCAAATGTATTGGTGCAAAGGATTTTACCCGGAAGATTGGTCCAAGCAAAACTAGGCCCGTTCGTAAACAAAACCTGAGTTGAACCATCAGTGCTTCCGGGATATACATAAACACTATTTCCTGTGATTCCAGATGTGACTACGGATAATGCGTTTGTTGTGCATAACGTGACGGTCGGCGGTTTCGTGGTAAGGAAAAACCCCTCTTGCACATTGGCGCCAGATGCCATAACGGTTGTATTTCCCACAAAAGTCGAAGAACCATTGGCATTAACAGAAATCGCATTATATCCATTCCCAACCACTGTAAAATAATTTCCGCTTGCCGTTGCGCTTCCGATGGTTGCGCCGTTGGTTGCATTAAGCGTAAGTGTGTCAATTGCACCATCATTATAAAAAGTTCCATTGTTTGACATGCTACCACCAGTATTAGTGAATCCTCCGCTCAAAATCAAACCAGCAATGGACGGAGTGCCACTCCAAGTCGAGGCTGCACTCGTATTCGCCACTAATACCTGACCAGAAGTTCCTTCCGCCAGAGACGCAAGCGGCACTGTATTAGCCGTAAAATTTGCACCACTGATGGCGGGCGTGCTGCTATAAGTATCCGCCGAACCTGTGTTGGCAATAATAACTTGCCCGCTTGTTCCCTGAGCAAAAGAGGCCAGAGGTATCGTATTGGCCGTCAACGATGCGCCGCTAACAGCGGGGGAACTTGTTTCCGTCACAGCCCCAGCAGAAGACACAGCCAACACTCCGGCGCTGGAAATATAAGGCAACGTCAGACTATTGCTCACATACTCACTCAAATCATAAATCGAACCGTTGTTTGTAAATGGCCCATTATTGGTTATGCCTTGCGTGCCTGTATTGGTTATGCCATTAGCAAATATACCGGATGCGCTGACAACGCCCGCCGATGCTTTAAGACTAGCATTGTCAACTTCCATAACGCCAAACTGAGAAGATGATGCTTTGGAAAATGTCGGCGTAAACGTGCCGGAACCTGTGATTGGGCTTCCAGCCCAAGACACTACACCGGCAGTATCAGCAGCCATAGCCACACTTGTTACGGTGCCCTGCGGAACAATCACATAACTAAATGTTCCACTTCCATTGTTAGATAAAACACCAGATCCATTAGCAAGTGCTGAAATCGATGTCAGCTTCGTATTAAGAAGTTGAAAAGTCGCATTATCCCACGTCACCAAACCATTGCTTACAACCGTGCTCAGTGCGGTGTAAGAATTACTAGTGACAGTCAACATTCCATTTAGAGTATTAGTTGCCGACATCAAGGCATTTGAAATCGCCGCTCCCATCTGACCAGCCCCAATCACTCCGGTTGCAGCTGTGATTGTAAGGTTGTCCACTTCCCCCACCCCGAACTGACTGGCCGACATTTTAGCAAATGTCGGTATCGGCGTCGTTGTCGCAGTAGCCCATGAAACGACTGAAAGTGAGTCGGCATTGAGCATGGTCACAGTGCCAGAGCCGCCACCTCCGATTTGCGACCATGAAGTTATGTTTGACCCACCCAAATTCAAACTGACAAATGAACCTTCTTGAACATTGGTAATGTTATGTTTCGTTCCCAAATTATCCATTGCCTGCAAATCTGTTTGCAGAAAATAGTTCACCATCGGATGATTTGGAACCGGCGGCGTATAAGGCTGCGCAAAAGAAGAAATGCACGCAAGCAGGAATAGAATCCTCCAACTCCATTTTATACTTGCGTGCATAGTGATAAACGCGAACTGCAATTTAGAACGTCCCAGTGATCGCTCCAAAATATCCGATGCCAGGAATAACGCTGTCATCGTAAGCACCAAACTTCAAGCCGATGTTCACTTTTGAATTAATCGTCCAGTTCTTGAAGAATCCGGCAGCGGCCCAATTCCCAACTTGTTTGCCGGTGAAATCGTATAAAACACCATCTGAAACAAAGGAATAGACCTTGCCAATAGCTGCCGGAAGATTAGTTAAGGTGGTTCCGGCTGTAAATGTAACCGGAGTAAGAAAACTCCGATGTGTCATTGTGCCAGCACCAAGACCAACGGAAGTTTGCTGGCTCATGGGAACAGTCAGGTCACCAAAGAATCCAACCTTGCCTTTGCCAATAGGATTAGACTCATTGTAAAGAACCGCTACATCGGCTCCGAAGGTGCCATTTGTAATATAAGGCGCGTCATCAGCCAGATGACTTAGGACGACGCTTAGGACACCACTCGGCAACGTCACAGCAGGCGGGATAACATTCGTCGGTGCCACAACTGGATTCGTCACCGCATCCGCCGCCTCCATTGCAATGACATGAGATAACTGGATAAAATCCTGTGCTCGCGCCTGATTAAAAATAAACAGCGCAAACAGAATCAATCCAACCTTGGTAGGTTGAGCCAGCTTATCGACGGCCTGCTTTTGCTCAGGCGTTGCGCCAGCCTCTTCGCTGCTAACCTTGTTGTCGCGCGCACTCATCAATCCAATGCCACCCGTCACGAGCGCGACTGCGAGTGTGATTCCTTGAGCATCCTGTTTGCTCAAAAGAAGCAGCACCACGCCCGCGATTATCATCCCAAGTCCAGATACTGTAGTTCTCCAACTTGTCATATTTAACCTTTCTTTTTGTTGTTATGGTTTGTGAGATGGAAAAATCAAATGCTCCAAACCCTTAAGCGCAATCACTATTCCAGAAAATATGCCAACAGCCTTGATCTTAAAGTTGTTCAGTTTCTTGACTTCTTCACCAACATCTTTTATATCCACGACATTCTGCTTGTGCCGCTCTTCATCAATTTTTTCATGCGCGACAAATCTCATATCAGCCACATCCAACTTAAACATCAAAGCCGTGTTATGATCGGTCATCTGCTGTTTCATGGACTTCTGATTCGCCAGAATGGTGGCGAGAGTGGCGTCCAAACTGTCTTTGTCATACTTCTCTGACATGTTGTTTCCATATTGATTCGTCGAACACTTCAAACTGCTCACAGAATTCTGGCTTAGAGTTTCGGTTCATGGCCACAGCGCAGAGAATGACGAATGGAATTATGATAATCATGGCTCAAGCCTCGCAGCTTGTCGAAATGTGGTCAAGAACAATCATGGGTGCGACCCCAACACAGTCAGAGTTCCATTGTTAGTAAAAAATCCGCCATTGGCAATCGTGCGAACATCAAGACAGCCGGTGAAATTAATGTTCGTGGCATAGGCATGGCCATAAAAATCAAACCGGACTATCGTGGAATTTGTCGCGCCAATGCTGACCCAATTGTCCACAGCGAGTGTGTTTGTAGTGCCCAATGTTCCGTAATTATACCCCGAATTTCGAGTCGAGGAATAACTGGCATATCCAGTTGAGGAGGAGAAAAATCCACCATTTGTCGTGACAGTCGTTCCAGATGATCTTACGTGAAAGGCATCCAAACCGGACACCGTATTGGTGTAGTAAACAATAAAGTCATTCGTCCCATGAATGCCAAAATAACCGTTGCCCGCCGCTCCGCTTCCGATAATCGCAGGCCCCCATGTATTCTCCACTTGCAAACCCCCATCCTGACTGTTCTGCATGGCGAGCGTCGTTGCGCCAAGACCAGCCAATGGTCCCGACGTTGTGTTCAAATAATCCAAAACTGGAATACCCAAGCCGTTCATTGTGTTGCCACTCGTGTAGGTACCGTATAGCGAGGCGGTGGCCACTCCAACCTGAGTTCCGCTAGTTGCATCGTCGAAATCGCAGTTGACGACTTTATTTCCGATAAGTCCAATCGATCCAAAAGTGCTGTAAGAATTTGAAATCAGAACGGTAACCGGCTGGCTTCCAGCTAGTTCATAAATGTTATTCTGAAAAACGTTGCAATTAGCCCCATATTGTTGGCCGTCCACAACTTCAACGGGAATCCCATCGCCTGAAATCGTGGTCGATATATAATTATTCTCAATCACAATCCCATTGGCAGCGGCATTAAGCTGGTTCATCACTCCGCAACTCTGAGCCACGCAGGCATTCTCATAAGAGCCGTAACCACTATAAGGCGCGTTGGTATAATTGCCTGAAATCCAACCAACGGCGCGACCACCCCACTGGACATTGGTGCAAACATGACCGCCATTCTCGCTGTAAAATTGAACATCGTCTATATGGAGGGTGCCCAAGGTGAAGATAATCGGCATGGTCACTGCACTATTGGTATAATCAAGCCAAAGATGTTGGATGCAAAACGGAGTGAGATTTCCGCGATAATCAATGAGTCCACCATCGTTTGTGCCAGCCCCCGTGGAGCTAAGTTGAATGTGCGTAGCAAAAGCTCCCGCGCCTCTTATTCCGCCGCCATAGCCTTTGCCCGCATTCGCGTTATTCGTTGGAATGTGAAAGCAATGGAAGCAATAAGTGCCCGGTGGAAGAGTTATCCAACCTCCGCCATGAGTAGCATAATCAGCCAACGCATTAGCCAGAGCCACGTCAGAATAGGTTCCGCCAGTGGGATCGGCACCGTAGCCAGTGACCAAGTTGTATTCTTGGTCTAAGTTGTATGTTGACAACGTCGTTCCACTTAGATTGACATTCGTTCCCGCCACAATGTTCCCACCGCTTGTAATCGTCAGTGTGCGTGTGGTGGGCGTGTAGGCCGCTCCACTTAGATTTACCTCGCCGAATATGCCAATTTCATTAGCTCCAACCAGAGCAGATGTAAGAGTTGTATTTGTAATTGCTCCGCCCACCTGAACACCATTGACAGCTATAAAGTTTGAGGCGTCGAGTGTGCCGTAGAGTGTCGCCATGTAATTAGTTGGATACCAACTAAACCCTCCCGTCACCGTGCTCATTTCATTGGCTGAAAGATTGGAAATATAAGCCAGGCTGTTCGTTCCAAAACTATAGATGTTTTGCGTCACCGCCGTATTCGTCAATCCGCCCGCGCTTTCCGTGTATGTGCTTCCAAATTGAATGGAAGTCATATTGGTAATCACAGATTGAAGCGAGAAAATGTTTGTGTTTCCAGTCGAACCGGACTGCACGAGCAGATTAAGATTTGTAACTACATTATAGTAGTTGGAATTTCCACCAGTGGTGCTCAGGACAAGAAATCCCGCCGTAACTGAACTGGACAAACCGGCGCCGGCAGATACCGGAAGTATCTGTCCAGCCGGAACATAAAACGATGACGCCGAATTACTGCCGGACTGAAAGGTATTTCCATTTGTGGTCAGCCAATAATTTCCGGCATTGACGCCAAACTGATTCGACACTCCGAAAGAAGCGTTTGTGCGCGTTGTCCAAATTGAACCATTCTCATCCACCAAAGTAAGATGAGCATTGGTTGAAATCAGCCAGCCGGAACCGTTGCTTAAATTTGTTCCATAGGATTGACCAAAATTCGTTGAACCAAAAAACGCAATGTTTGTCAGGCCGATTCCGTTCAGCAATTGACCGCTGCCATCCGTCATCAGAAAGGCTGCATTCTTAGTGGCTGCGTTTGTCGCGGCTGGAACATGAATGCCGCCGCCAAAGTAAGTCGTTGGATCCCCATTCGTAAAAGTAATGTAATTCAGGCTATGATTGTCATCCTGAATTGAATAATAGGTTTGATTGCGAAATGTGTCCCAATAGGGTTGATTGCCAAATAAATCGCCATTGACAATATAACCGCCGTTGCCGGCCTCCATCGTGAAAGAAGGATTGGTTATATTGGTCAAAATAATGCTGCCGTTATTGAATCCAATTGCGCCTACAATCATCGAACCGCCCACATTCTGATTTCCGCTCACATTCAACCCGGCTAAAAAATTCAAATTCCCAACATTCTGATTTGACGCCAAGTTGGCGGGCAGCACGGAATAAGGAATTGTGCTGACAATGGCTGAACCGGCCAGATTTGTCATCCCGGCAAGATTATTTGTTGACAATTGCTTGAGGGTGTTGGTTACATCAATCACCCCCTGCGCATTAGTAGTAAAGTTGAATGGAAAATAAACACCCAAGCCACCACCCGCACTTGCATTAAAAGTGACTGAGCTTCCATTTGTTACAGCGGTCAAATTTTGACCAGGCAGATAAGTAATACCAACCCCGCTGTTCGCTATCGTGTAATTTGTGATTATACCCAACTCATCAGCATTCGTTTCCAAGCTTATGCCAGAACCTGCGATAAGAGTTGGAATCATCACGACATTACTGATGTCAATAATTGTTTGAGGAGGGTTTATTATCAACCAATTAAACTGAAAGACATTCGTCGTATCCGGCACGAAGATTTGCTTGAACGATCTCGCGCCTGAAGGAGTCACATTCCATAATCCACAAGTCAGATTCGACGCCGCAAATTGACCTGTTGCCCCATTGTAGAATCCATGAGAATTTGTCGTATTGACTATGATTTGAATCTGAGCGGGTAACGTAGTTCCAATTCCAGTATCAAACAACTGAATTGGAACAAACGTCAACATCGGAGCATAGACGTTTCCAAACGCATCTTGCGCGTAACCCGTGATCGTGGCTCCAGCCTGAGCCACAACGCCAGCCCAAAGGCTTGCGCAAGAAAGAAGAAGTGCCGCTATCAAAACGGCACTTCTATTGAGAATCGACCTCATAGCTCCGTAGAGAGCTTGGAATTAGAGTCCCACTTTACACGCAACAGAGAACAGACAATTTGTCCACGCTCCAAGACCGTTGTTGGCAAGTGAGTGCAATCTTATCTGACTCATCGCGCCAACATTGATATTAGTTACCCCGTATTGAAATATACCCGCCCCCTGGCCAGTCAGATTCGTCAATGAAATGGTGCATAGGTTTGTCCAAAGTATTCCATCCGCCGATTGATCGACGGAACAAATCAATTGATCGGCAACTGAATTACTTGGAAATCCACCGACACCGATAGTCACATTGAGAGACTGCGGCACGCCAACTGGAAAGATAATCCCGCCATTGTAATTGGTGGGGATACCGCTCGCGTTAGTCAATACCGAGCTATTTGTGCCCTGATAATTTGTGCTGCTGGCAATCAGCGGATTTGAATTGGTATAGTAGTTTGTCGCCGCATTGAGCAAAGGCTCATTATAAAGCGGCAAAAATACACCATACAACCCACCATTGATTGTGTTGGTGGGGTAGAACGGCAACTGCGGAGCCTGATTCGTGAATAGATTTGTCTGCTGTGCCGATGCGTTGAAGCCAAAGAACAGACAGGCAAACATAACCAAGGCAATACCAACAGCCTTGACCGGCGACATCAACATCTGAATAAATTCATCCAGAGTGATGGGCGCGCCATCTTGATCTCGCGGCGCACGCTTCCAACGCAAGTCATTCTCGTGTTTCTTGCGAACCGCGAGAAGCTCCTTGATTCTTTGCGCACTTTCCGTCCTCCAGTTCTGCGGCCGATTAATATCAACCATCTGAATTTCTCGCCGAGGGTCTTTCTCGAATTTCTCGCGCAGGCGAAACAATTCAACCACATCCTCGACTTGTTGGCCAAGGGATTTCAGTTGATTGACGGGCATGGTTTCTTCCGCCGACAAAGTGCGATAGCTTTCCCATTCATCATTTCCGGGCTTACGAATCGCGTTCAGTTCAGCAATTTTTTGAGCTACTGTGTAAGTAAACATAATTTTTCAGTATTTGATTTTTCAGATTTCAGTTTAAGAACCAGTCACAACCAACCGCCTCAACGCGGCACCCTCCCCAAATCCTGAGCCGTAGGATGATTCCACCGTCTGTCGGTCTTGATCGGCCACCATTTCACCCCAATGCCGATACTCAAACGACAAACCAATTTGATCATCAATGATGACATCATAAGTCATCAGCAACTTAGCCACGCCGGGGGCAGGCATCATTGGAGATGTTGCGCATAGCACGGCAGAAGGATAAGACATCCAGCCAGCCAAATTACCATCTGACGTAACCGGGATGATTGGATTCTCGATTGTATCGGAGAACTTATACAGTCCTCCAATCTTGGCTTCGCGGATGATTTCGGTCGTTCCGATGTTCAGGAATGCCTTGAGTGCCGGGTCTTGCAACAGCGTGACCCAAAAGTCCGTATTGATGACAAGAGTTCGATTATTCTCAGGCCAGAACAACTTGGAAGCTACACCAGCCAATTGCGCCACCGCATTCGTCTGAAAGAATGAGGCAGAATTGGAATAGACCGCATTTCCAAATTGCGCCTTGAGAATCCACGCGCAGATAATGTCATTCAAGATGTCAATGGCAAGCTGCTCAACGCGCATGACGCACAGCTTGACAATATCAACCCACGGCTGACGGCGAAGCAAATAAGTGCTCCACGTCATCGCCTGATATGCGCGATCCATTCCAGCAACTTTCGTTCCACTGCCAGCGCCACCGACGGTAATAATGCGGTCATTAACCACGTCAGTTCCATTGAATACATAACCTGGAGAAGTATTCGACGCCCCACTACCAGCACCGCCAGACGGCGCGACGAAACGATACGAGCCAGTGGTGAACAGCGGATAGTATGGAACAATTACCTCATCGTTACCTTCAAGCGGAACATTGTTCCAAGTGTGCGCAAAAGATTGCAACGGGGCGAGCTTGCGCCGAAAAGCACGCATAGCTTCCGAGAATATGACTTGACGCTGCAAATTGCTGCCAACGGTAGCAGAACCATATGGCCCTTGCTGCACGTCATTTGAAATACCGGCAAACTCCTGTGGATGATTGCTAATATGCTCACACAACTCACCAATACGCTCCATGCGCCTCTCTTGACCACCAACGGTATCTTCGTTGATACCCTTCGTGTAATTGGCAATATACTTTCGCAGCATTTTACTGGTTTCGATTGCGCCAAGAGAAACATCCTTGAGCACGGGACTCTGAGAATGTTTACTGCCAGAATAATCAACCCGATTCTGCAAACACGCATTGAGCGCAGAACGATTTTTGAGTATTCCCTTAGCAACATCACCAACCGATGCCGTTTCGATTTCGACAGAATTGACCGGCGCATAACCGGGCGCACGCGGTTCCATCTTTTCTAAGATGTCAAGAATCGAATCGTTGATGACTACCCCGGCAGAGTCCACGATTGAATCCAAAATTTCTTTGCGCCGATTCGCCTCCAGACGATCAGATAAAATCAGATTGTCGATACGGCGTTCAACTTTGTCTTTCCGCGCCTTAATGCGCTCCGACTTCAATTCGTTCAAAAGCGCAAGAGAAGTAGCATCAACGCTTGCGGCAGTTGTTTGTGTCACCTGAGTCGTGGAAACAGCCTGTGTAGTCACAGCCTGAGCAACTACCGGCTTGCCTTCTGACACCTTTTCCTCAAGCCACTTGTCGGTGGAATCTTTCGGAACTTCAACGCCCCACTTGTTGAGCAAGGCGATCATTTTTGTTCTATCCATAAGTATGGGCGTTTTATTTTTTGAGTATTGATTCAACACAGGCGCAGGCACACGCTTGAACCGTGTTAAATCGAAAGCGTTATTGGACACAGACGGCATACAGTCAACAACTTTATCACACATCCCGGCGGCAAGGCATTGATCTCCATCCATCCACGTCTCTAAGTCCATCATATTCCGGCAATCTTCAATAGAGTTGCCGGAACGGTCTGAATACATCTTAGCTAAAGTCTCATCGTGAGCCTCTAATCTCTGAGCTAAATCCTTAATTGCCTTGGCGTAATCCTTGAAGTCTTCCGCATTTCCACCAAATTGATCAACGTAGGTGGAGTTTTTATGCATCATTTGCATGGAAATCCTCGGCATAATCCGTGTTTTTCCACCTTGAAAAATGACGCTAGCTGCGGAAGCACCAATACCTTCTATGCGCGTATCAGCATTTCCATGACGCGCAATAGACGCACGAATGGCAAAGCTATCCCAAACATTTCCTCCCGGAGAATGAATACTCACTAAGACCTTCTTACCGGCCATGCCGTCAATCGTTTGCATGAATGTAGCGGCGTCCACATCATGCTCATCACCAAACCAACTCTTCCCAATCTGACCATGAATGTCCATGACGGCGTCGTAGTCGCCGCCCTCATAGTCTGGTATCTCACCAGCTAGATCGTTTGGCGCACGATGCAACGTGAACCAGTTTCCAATGCGCTGTGTAAAGAGCTTGGCCACGAGCTAATCCTTTTTCGCGGCGGCTTCTTCGCGGGCCTTGACCGCCACAGGATGATTAGAAGTATCGGCAGGCTTATTAGCCTCGACGGCGTCACCTTCGTGTAAATTTGTCTGTGCTTTTTTTGTAGTTTCGTCTGCCATAATTTTTCCTATGCGTTTTGAGTTCGTTTTTGACCTTTGCGCGGTTGCGGTTGAGGTTGTGGATTAGTCGGATTTCCCATCGGGTCAACGTCGGATGGTTCCACAAGAATCACATTGCCGCGCTGAGTGACAATGCGTTGCAATCCAATCTTTTTGCAGTAATCCTCCTCCGTCGCCGTCTGCTTCAATTCAGTTCGCCAATCCTTACCCTGCTGGCCATAGTAAGTCTTGTAATTCAATCGTCCATCAGCCAACGCCGCCGCGTCAACGGAAGCATTGCGCCCGGCGTCAACATTGACCGCTTTCGGCGATTGAACCTGAACCTTGCGCCAGTCCGGCGGCGGATCGGACACGCGGACATCATTTTTAATTGCCCAACCCATGACGTATTCCCAAATGTCACAGTAAGCCGCTTTCCATTTTCTTGACCGGCGCTTAAAGACTTCATCGGCAATGTCCAATTCCGCACGAATGGCCGTGCCTTGATTGTTGTCTGAGAAATCAGGGAACACCAAAAGTATCGACATACCAAGACCGGCGCAAATGACAGAAATCAGAAACAGCCAATACTCACGGCTAGCTACTGTTGGCCGGTTATTCATAAACTGCTTTACGTCCTCACCTGTGCGCAAAGTAAGAGCGCGACCGCCGACTTTCTTTTGGAACCATTGACCGTATTTTTCCCATTTGACATCCGGCGAATCACCTTGAGCGGCCACTCCACTCTTGTTGAAAGCAGCCTTAAACAAAGTCGCCGGGTCAGCCTCGCCAGATGCGTTTGTCAATACTGTAGTTTTCTCCGCACCATCCTTTGCCGCCATCGCTTCACACTTGAGCAACTCATTGAAATCGCCAAACGTCATCAAGGTAGCGTAGAAACATGAGACATAACGCAACTGATTCGCCCGCTGCGCTTCACCAATTTGAATGATACCATCAAGCGGGACGAGGTTGTAGGTATCGTCCATGTCGAAATTGCCAAGACTGTCCCTGACCCAAAAACCTTTCTTGACTTGCAGCTTGCGTCCGCCTGGTAGAACAATCCTATCCATCTGCACGCCGTCAACAATGTCAGTTATGTCCTCATTCCATTTTCCCATCGGCGTTTCGACACGATGCCCTTCAACCAATTGCAAACATGGCCTGCTGCCAACAATACGACGAGCATCTCCATTTTCAGCACGTCGGTCTAGTTCGGATTGCATCCAAGCTCGGCGCGTTTTAAGCATGAAGATTTCACCATCCGTCCTTTCGCAAAAATGCCCAATGTGCATCAAATCGGTCAAACTCTCACCTTGCAACCCAGCCGTCACCGCCCACTCCTCGAACACCTCCTTGGCGCGTTCATTCCAATCTTCGTCAGAAGATTGCGGAGAAAGATGCAACCCATTCGCACCAATGGTATAGACTTGATCTATCTCAATGATGCGCTTGATGAACGGAGAGTTTTGCGCAAAGTAACGAGCCTTGCGGAGCAGTTCGCGCCGAGTGACAAAATTTAAATCCCATCGCGCATCCTGCACAATGGAAGGAATCCATCCTTGCTGACCAGTGAGAAACGGCAACCCAGCTTCAAGCCAATTCCATATCCCCTTGACCAGTTGCGCCGCTTTTTTGATTGTGAAAAATAGTTTCATTACCAGCCTATCGCCGCATCCCACCAATCACCGCGAAAGTTCAGCATATTGAAATAGAAATAAGTCCAATCACCAAACGATTCAGTGATGCGCTGCATGGACTTGTCATCCAACATGCAGTCAAAAAGAAATTGATCAAAGACGTTTTGCGCGATCAATCCATTTATTTGCGCAGGGTCAACTGGAAAAGGATTGGCTGGAAATTGAACTTGTGCGCCGTTGTAAGTAACAGTGGTTCCATTGCAGCAATTCCATCGCCACGACTGCACATACAAGTCCATCATCTCGGAAAAGATGCGCCGCACGTCGTCCCGCGTCATGGTCTTGAACCAATCCGGCATGTAGAATTGCGCGGAACGTCCATTGCCGGACGTAGCCATGACGTAGGAACCCTTGTTGGAATCGTGAACCTGCTCCCGGATGACACCCTTGAGGACGGAGAAGAAAGACACTTGCTTGTCTTGAGCATCCCAAAACAAGGCTCGAAGATATGTGCGCCGATCTGCGGCTGTGATCACGCCGCAACTGTCAACTTTTAGCGCAAAAAGACAACAAGTTTATATAAGTCGTTGAAAATCAACGGAAGAAATGTGTAGTGAACTACACATTTTGAAGTAAAACTGCGAGAAAGCGTCAACTATAAACGCGAAACGAGTTTCGCATCTATACTTGACCAACTAGCACAGGCCGGTTGCTGCCGATGCAAGTCCGCCAATGACAGTCCACCACAATACGATGATTGTTGAATCGCTTCACGTCGCCGATAAAATGAACACCAACCACCTTGTTGCATTCCGAACATTGCGCAAACTCCTGGGCATCCCGTGAACTTGACAAGCTTGACTTGCCGGGCGGCGGTTTGATTCCAGTCGAAGGCGCAGGAGACTTAATCCAACCCATCGCCTTGGCATGTTCGACGGTCTTGCGGATTTCTTCGGGGGAGAGTTTCATAATTTATTCCAAAAAAGTTAAAGACTTAACATGGCTAGAGTTTTCAGCAACACCACCAATGTAAGGCGTAATAACTTCAAAGGTTTTTCCCTCAGTTCTTGGATCATGAAACTTTCTATATTCCATTGTGATTCCCAATTCTGGATGCGTCACAATATCATAACTCACCATCAAGGGATAGTATGGCTGTTCAATGATCGTGTCCTTATTCCAATTAAGCGGACCATAAACTATTCCATTGTCAGTTTTCTTCCATTGCCTCGCATACGTCACCGCCGATGGCAACACCATTGCCGCCACACCAGCTTTAAGAATTGATGTTAAGAATCCACGTCGGTTCATAATTCACTCCAACTTGTAAAGTTCACAGAACATGACTGGCGCATACATATTATTGACACATGCCTCATCGAAACAAGACAAGAATTATACAACTTTTCAGTATACCCGCCTGTGTTAGGGCAGTCGATTTACCAGCCATGCTCACCGTCAACACAAATTTATTCAAGTTTGTAAAGTTCAAAGAACGCGGCCAGCGCAAGTTGCATGACTTCGGCGTCGCGCAAGTGATCTGGCCATCTCGTGTTGCGCTTTGTCCATGCGTAAGTCGTCAATCCGTTTCGTTTGTTGACTATGCCAATCTTGTGTGAACCGTCTATATGCCGCCAATACTCATCTGTCGCCACTTCCTTGAGCACACTCCAACGCTCACCATCTTTGCGCAATGATTCGAGTATGTCTTGAAAGAACGAATTTGAAAACTCAAAAAGCAGCATCTCGACTTTATTCGCCGCCGCTGTCCCAGTATATGGGTCAATCGGCCACAACCGAAACGGCTTGTTCACTTTCGTTTCTGTGTCCAACCATTTCTTATTGATCGGCATTCCCTTGGATGGCGTCCATCCAATATGCACCGGCAGTTTGTCAAGTCTGTTTTTCAATTCGCCATGATTCGCGCAATGACGATACACTTCCGCGTCCGACTTTGCGCCAAAGCCTGAGTCAACCAAAACGCCAGCGTCCACCACGCCTTCTTCTTTCTGAATCTTTTCCAAGTCCTCCCATGAATCGCAATGGCCGGCGCGAACACAGCACGAACTGACACCGGGAATCCATTGCCGCACTACATACCAGAAATACGGCGCACGTTCCTGACAGTCAATCGTCATCAATTTTCTTGATGACTCATTGACTTCAAACTTCTCCATGATGCGCTCTTTGCGGTCTTTCGCACTGTCCTGACCCATGTAAGGCAGTGCAAAGTAATCCGTCACCACATCGGCGATGCCTACCAACGAATGTTTTTCTTCCAAGAACTTGACCGCTATCTTGCCGCATGTCGTCTGCGTTGAGTTGGCATAGAACGATGGCAGATGCCAACCGACATAACCGCGTGAAGCCTTGTCCGCCTGTGTTGGTCGCCATTCGCCGTTTCTATCCATTACCGTCTTATGATTGTCAAGAATATGACCATGACAGAACGGGCATTCAAACCGCGCCGACTTTTCCACACGATGCAAGTCCCATGTCCCATCTTTCTTTTTCGCTTCCTTGTCCCAAATGATCTCCGCTTCGCATCCATGCGGCGGCAGGCACAAGTCGGAATACTGCTTGCTGAAAACCAACAGCAACATCTTTGCGCAAAATGGGCACGGCACGAATCGCCTACGCAAGTCTGACTTGAGCAGGAACCGCCACGCCTGACCATCCCATAGCTTCGGCGTCGATGTCTTGCACTTGATTGGTTGCGATTGCCCCATGCACCGGCCATCCGCCGCGTTGACCGGATTCATGTCATTGTCAATAATCTTGAATTCGTCGATCTCATCCTGGAACACGCAACGAGCCGGAGTCGATTTCAGATTTGCCAATGAATTGGAACCGGTGAAGTCAATAACAGAACCACCAAGCTGAATCTCCAGCGTCTTGAAATTATGCCGCGCCTGTCCGCCTTTCGGAATCAAGTCGCGCAAAGAACGAGACTCCCGGCACATCGGCATGAACCGATGCCGGGAGAACTTCCGCGCATTATCAATCGTCGGCATTGTCCAAAAGATTCTTGTCTTGACAATGTCCGCCAGGTATCCCGCCGCGCCCATAAGTGTGCCGGTCTTTTTGCATTGCCTGCCCCAGATCATAATCCGCTCCGCAATATCGAAATCAGCAAACGAATCCAACGGCTCTTGAATGTAGTAGTTGCCTTCCAATCGAAACGGACTGTGATTGTCCGGCTCGTTGAATTGCAGGTTCTCCACGCAATAGCGCGTAGGGCTTATCTTCGGCGACAGCGCAAGGTAGGAGCGGGACGTGCGCAGGATTGAGGAGAGGGTGAGCATTACAGATTTGACCTGTGCTTGATTGGATACTCAACTCGCGTGTAATTCGGCATATTGTCAGCAAGACAATCAACCGCCAACGCAATAAGCCAGGGCAGATTTTCGATCATATCGCCACGCAGCGGATGGATAGTATCGACATGATGAATCTCCACAATTTCTTCGGTTTTGGATTTTACTCTGCCCAAATTTCCAAAACACGCAAAACAGAATACCTCAAAGTCATCTCCGATTAAATGCGCGAATTCATTCCAAGGCCCGGATTCGGGATGAGTTGTTTCTTCCGAAAATTCACGACACATGGCGTCAATCGGTTTTTCTTCTTCAATATGACCACCGATGCCATTGAGTTTTCCTTTTTGCCATTCAGGTTTGTTTTTCCTGATAAGCGCAACCTTGCCAAGTCCATAGTCAAACATAAACCCAAGACAGTATGAAGTTTTCATAGTCAATACAAAGAAATCAGAGTTTCGATGGCTTTGATTACATTCTCTGGTTTGATTTGAGTTTCACCATTAACATCAATCTCATATGCCATATCATCTTTCAGTTTTAATAATTCTTCTTTACTTTCGGCTTCCAGCATCCCAACTAAAGATTTGCGCAAGGAAAGATTTTGTGCTTTAAGTCTATCAATTTGACCTTGTAGATTTGTGATATGATCCATTCTTGTGACTTCAACCTCTCCTGGCAGCTTCACATCATCTGCGTAGTCGCTTGTTCGGCTATCTGCGTAGTCCATAATTTTATTTTCCTTCCTGTTTCGGTTCCTGCATGATCAGCAGGTTTATTTCCAACCACGATTCCGCCGCCTTGCGAGCGTGCTGCGGATCCGCCGGGTTAGCGTTGTGCGCCAACTCGGATGGCATAGCCAACAACCTCTGACGCACCGGCAATAAAGTTTCGCGCAAGGCTTTCTCAACGTATTCGGCCGGCACGAGTTGGCCAGATTCCTTTTTGAATGTCTGCTCCTTAAGCGCGGCGGAAGCGATTAGGTCGCGTTCTTTGGCGGCATTTACATCCACTACATGGATGTTTTTCTTCCGCCCCTCTCCGTTCAACCAAAGCAAGAGTGCGCAAAGAGAAATTCGGTTCGCCGCCATGAAGGCTTTACAGCCTGACTTTTTGCATCGCTTGATCTCATGCAATGGAATCCCGGTCGCGCCGTGCAGCGCGTTCATGCTGTCAAATACTAGGTCGTTTTTTCGTTTCATAATCTGAGAATTTTAATGTGGTGGTTGGGACATGGGTGGGGTTCGCTATGACACGTCAACTGCAATTTGGGGGTATGATTGGAAGCCTCCTAACTTTTATTATTGACATACTCTCTGTGTAAGACACTCACGAGTTGAGTATTGCCTGAATGCTCTCCACACCAATCACCTTCATTAATACCAGGGTAATGAGCTTGTATAGCTACACCCTTGCCATCGCGAGTAAGTCCAGCACTCACAACAATTGGAGGGTAACGATGGCATTCATGATTAAATCCACCATCTTCTCTTTTAAACCACTTGCACGTCACGCACGTATTCATATTGTCAATCATTAGTTTGTTTCCGCAACTGACTCGGCAGTTGCACCAATCCGACAACCTGCGGCGCGTTCTGCGCAACACGAATCAAATGATCCTCAATCCCACGTTGCGCCATATGAAGAAGCGCAAGAAGAATAATCGGTTGCACTCCATCAACGCCAGCTTGATTGATAAGTCCGTTCAACTGTAATTGAAATTGTTCAGCATTCATAATTTTCCATTCACAATCTCATCCAAATCCCTCACTACACACCATTCCGGCGCATGATGCCCATACAACTCACGGAGTTGTTTGCGCAAGAAAAGAATTGTGTCGGCGTGAATTGTCCATTTGTAATCAAACAGCCGGTCAAACGCTTCTACCGGAGCACGGAATAAAAACTTGCCTGGTTTGCGGTCAAAGCAGAACACAAGCGACCACAGCCTCATATCGGCTGCTGACAATTCGGTTCCGACAACTTGACCGTTAATCGTCACTGTTTTGGTTCTGACCGGCAAACTCATTTTTCATCTTGCGCTGTTTTTGTTTTCTGCATCGAACGGCGAACGCAAGCCCAGCGCAAGCGGGCGCGGCTCGCCGTAACTACTGATAATACAATGAGAATAAGCGAATGCGTTTCTCATTGTATTATCAGTAGTCTGACTCTGACTCTGACTGGTTCATTTTTGCTGCTTTGTTTGCTTTCATTTTGCTTGAAAGTTGCTTGAAGTTTGCTTGAGTTTTGCTTCCGCCTTTGCTTCCTGATGCGCTTCTAACCTTGCGCCTGGAAACGAGATTTTTCCATTCTTCAAGTGCGCGAGCCTGATGATATTTGCCGTCTTTTTCATCGAGAAAGAAAAACTTTTTATGCCGTTCTTCATCACCAAACAACTTGTCTTTAATTTTAAACCAATCATCGGGATTATGGCATATTCGTTTAAGTTCTTCGTCATCGTTCTCAAGCCCTGTGCAATGCGTGTCTTTCCAATAGCTCCAAATCGCACGCTGATAGGCCACAATAGCTGAGTCACTAAGCCGGTCAACGGCGATGAAAAAGTCTCCAAAATAAAATGGAATGTATGCCTCAGGCGTCCACTCTCCGTTGCCTGACACTCGTTCTGGAAGCGGCATATTACAGCATCGCCTTTCTTGCGCGATACTTTTTCCATCGCGCATTGACGGCTTTGCGTGCGTGCTCGCTTGTTATCTTGCGAGCTTTCGATTTGCCGCGTCCGGCTTTTCCGCCGAGCCGACCTAACAATTGCGCTGCTCTGTTCACAGTCATAGCTCATACAGCAAGCATTTGAAGTATGCAACAACTATTTTTCATGCTTCTTATAAAGTATTTTTTCAATCAACAAAATCGCACCCTCAATCGCAACAACAATAATAACCGTCACCAATCGCAACAATTGATATGATTGACGTGTGCTCATTTCTTGATTGCATGATTGTAAGATGACTTCTGCTTGTGCTCTCTGTTTTTTGAACAGAGATACCAGCCTATTAGGATTCCAATGATATAAGTCATTTCTTCTTGACCTGATCTTTGAGCATTGACACCGTGTTTTGAAATGCAGTTTGTAGTAATTCATTGGATAGCTTTAATTCATAAACGCTACCACTTCTAGCCATACCAGCCATAACGCAATCTGCAATATGTTCCAGCACGTCGATAAGATTCACATCCTTCGGAACGCCGTCCTCTTTATCAAGATGGTGTCGATGAATCTTTCTGTGATTATCCCACCATCCTGTTTGTCGAAAACCTGTTATGAAATCAGCATGAAACCAGTCAATTGCAGTGAGTTTATCATAATCATGTTCACCCGCTGCCACTGTAAGACGCGACTGGAAAAATGCCAGTGCAAGAACAATATCGCCTATGTGTTGGCGACTGGATGCTAACAAAGTGTCCTTAGACACAGCTCTAAAATCACAAGTGCGAGTATCTGCTGTTTGAGACTTTTTAATTTCTATCATACTTTTCCTTTCTCCAAAAGCACCATCACCACTGCGTCGGCGAGTTGCGGGGTTGAGGCGCGGACAAACCCTACCATCCCCGCGCAGTCAATGTAAATTTCGTCGTTTGGCCCGACATCTTCGTTGTTGGCGAGCCCCCATAAGTGCCTGCAAAAGCGTTCCGTCTGTTCATCATCCAACTTCAAAATCGCCTCGTGAAGAGCGGTGCGATTTTTATAGAAATTTTCGATATATCGCCATCGCTCAACATCTTCAAATGTTGGGACTTTATGGTCAACATCGCGCATGTCCCAATGATGGCGACGCTCCTCTCCATACCATAACGACCAGTATGGAAAACCATCGGTTGGCGGTTCGATTCTAGCGGCGAATAACGCTTCGGCAATCAAAACATTTTTCTGCTCTTGGGTCAGATCGGAGAAGTTAGTCATGGCTTGCCTCCAAAAATGATGTTTGTTGTCGGGCCTTGGAAGTCAGGGACGCGTTCAAGCCTGAACTTGCATGTGCGATAAGTGCCAAAACCGAAACTGAGCAATGCGCGGTTGGTTGACATTGCAAGAGTGACGCCGCCGCCAAACAATCCCACCGGCTTGTCTCCGGTGGATGGCAAGGAAATTGTGTTTGTAAAAGTAAGTGTGCACAATGGAAAGTAGAGGTTGCCGCCGTCATTGACAAACGACCAAGTTTTTGCGAACAGATTGCTCAATCCAACATCAGACTCTTCCTCGCTGTTCGGATAAAGTCCAACGTCAAACGTCCTGAATTTGAAATGGACTTCCATTGTGGTGGCCCGTTCATAATTAGTGCAAGCCTCCTCAAACCCCTTCGCCGCCCCTTCATCCAAGTAAATCGAACGCTCGCGGACGAACAGGAGGCCAGCGGCAACAGCGAAAGCAAGGATGGCTAGGGCGATGTGTTTCATGGTTTATATCCTACGATTTCATTATTAGTTCCATAAACCAAATCCCTCACAACGACAGGTAGATTGCTCATTGTCATCCACAAGTTTGAGCTGGCCTCGACATTGGTAAATGAGTGAACGCCGCTTTTGGTTATGCACAAATAATTGCTGACTGGATAACCAATCACATGCAACTGCCTGCCGACAATCCACGGCGTGGCTAGCGTCTTGTGATCTTGCGGCTCCTTTGTCCAATCGTTCGTTGTCACAATGCCTTCATGTGTGACGGTATCCGGTATTTCCAACAAATGCGGCACTGGTGCGTTGAGGACTTGATTCGTGCCTTCCCAATGATAGCCGGGTTGAGGTGGATTGTTTGTGTTGACTTGATTTGTGTTCGTTTGCGCAAACAAAGAACCGACTGTCAACATGAGTATGTGATACCATTTCATTTTTGATCTTTCTGTTTTATTATTTCTTCCAATTGTTCAAGCCTTTGAAAGACAGCGTTAAATTGATCTTGATGCCGATGCCTATCAAAATGCCTTCCATACCACCATTTGATTTCATTTCCAATTCTCACACAGATACGATGGGCTTCCAGAGCCACAAAGCACCATACAAAAATATCAAAGTTTTTCATGCCACCTTCCTAGTCGCCAGCGTTTTGACTTGCGCGGCCTTCATTTGCGCAAAGATCGTTTCCATCATAGCTGGCGTGAAAACAATATACTGTTCACACACAATAAGATTGCCAGCGGCATCGATCTCATAACGTTGCGCAACCATCGTAGTGCGATGTGTTGGTCTTTTGAGTAACTTCTTTTGTTCTTCAATCGGACGTAATCCAATCACTGTAAACACCTGCCGAGACTCAGCGGGTGTAAGCTCATTGATTTGTTTATTGACTACGGTCAGTTTATTGTCACGCGTTACAACCAAAGAAACCTCACCAGTATCGTAGATTTTCTTTTGTGTCTCACCAGGCATCATCTTAATAATGCGAGTTGCCGGACACGACCATGTGACGCTGCGCACGTCCAATCGCCCTGCGCCGACATTGATAAGCGTGTTGATAAAATTATCATCCATTTGAGGCACCGCCTTACGCAATTCAATGGCGGCATTTTGATTTTTACAGTGCTCCACATAGATGATCTTGGCAATCTTTTGCAGATTGCCGCTGATGTCATTCATCAACAAAACGACTTGCGCAATCCAATTAACTTGACTGATTTGTGTTTGCATATAACTCCTTTGTTAGGGTTTGTATTGACTGAATTGATTTCAAAAATGACCTGCCATCTGGCCAGTAATTTTTACGATGAAGGGTATGAACTACCCCACTTCCAACGATCTTACTAACCCATCTAGAGCTACAATGAAGCTCCTTGGCAATTTCATTCACTTTCATTCCATCAATTAAATACATTTTTGGAATCAATTCAGACAATTCAGCACGACGAGCGGCATTGTGAACATTTTGAGTTTGAGAATGATTGCGACCTATTCTTGCTTTTCGTATAAGCCTTGCCGCCGCCCATCTACTAATTCCCATTTTTTCTCCAACCTGAACACTATCCAATCCAGACAAATACAATTTAGTGGCAATTTCTAAAAGCGGCGCTCTCTTTAATTGGAATGTTTTTATCGCTTTTTTTCTGCCTTCAAAAACATCACCACCACCTAACCTTCGATGACGCATTCTGGCATAGAGCCGCTGTTTGATTCTGTTCTGCTCTATATTTTTCCAATACCAAATTCGTCTGTATTCCGCTCTTGTCAATGGCCAATTTAAATTAAGTGGACGATTGATTAAGCGAATAATTTTTCCATAAAATAAGAATGAAACCGCTTTGCACCTATGACACCTTTCAGCGTTTCCGCATTTTTCACAAAATTTCACACGACGAAACAAATGCCCCTTACTATGACGCCACACTGTTACTCGCGATTTGTGTGGAAAAGCCAATTTAAAAAGTCTTTCTGTCATGCTTTCAAAAAGGTATTACCTTTTTCGTTTTATTGCAAGACAAATCATCCCTTGCTCCAAACCTTCTGATTCACCTGAGATTCGATCATCTTCCTGCAAACGTCAGGCGTTGTCGTTCGCAGCAAATCACGCACATCCTTGCACGGCGACGGCGGCATGTAAATGACGCTAGGCCAGCGTCGTAATTCTTTCTTGAGCCGTTCCGCGCCTTCAATGCCTGGATAGCCGTCACGCGGTCCCAGACGCTTCGCAGCGTCATTATCGGCTACAATGACGATTCGCTTGATTCCAAGCCCCTGGAGCGCGATTTTGAGGTGTTCCGCGCCGCCGTTGCAATTCGGCCGGCCAATCGCGTATAATCCGCATGTGAGCAGCGCAGCGGTGTCCGTAGGGCCTTCGGGGAGGTAGGCAATATCCTGTTTCGGAATCATCGGCGCAAACAATCCTTGCTTGGAGCCTGATACAGTCCACTTGAACCCATCTACATTGCGCAATCGAATACCACAAAAATGACCATCAGGGCCTAACATCGGAAACGCCCAAGCCTTATGCGGTTTAGACCATGCACAGCCAAGTTGAATCAATGTGATCGGTGAAAGATCAAGGCATTCCGCAAAACAAGTCAAAGCGGCATCCAACGTGTCATTTCTCCATTCCTTAATCAATTTCAGCGAATCAATGCTCCGCGTCGGATAATGATTCTTGACTGGAATAAACGTCGGCGTCACTCCTTCGCCATAGAAATGATACCACCCATCGTCACCAGAGAGTGCCTTGTGTGGGTGTTGACTTGGGACGCGGCGGCATAACATGGCCCGGTCGCCGAACTGACACCAATCCGTCTGCTGGCACACTGGGCAGGGATTTTGTTTCGATGCGTGCGGCCACAGTTGGTTGTTCATACTTCATTCCTTTTTTCGGTTCAGGCCCGATGACTTCAAAGGCCAGCAATTTTGTCGTTTCGTCTATCCAGGATTTACGCAAGCGATAGCCTGGCATTTTGTCTTTGACGTGCTGCTCAATTTCCGCAACTGACGACAAGACAATGTTGGGTTGCAAGGCGATAAATCCCTTGAAAAAATCTGCGCAATCTTGACGGCAAAAGTATATCCACTCTTTGATTCCAGTTTCGTCTTCAACTTTAATCCATTCACGATGACCGACATACTCCGTCATCCGGCAGTATGCGCAAGTGTGAGACTCGCGCTCACGATTTGGCATCTTGGATGGACGGCGGGGCATGGGCATAGGTCAAATAAAATAAGTAAATGACTCAAACTTTTTAGCCTTTAAAAAATCCTCACCACATTTTTGCAATATTGGCTGAATAAGAAAATATCCAGAATGATTGTAATAATCCAATTTTCTTTGAGAAACATTTAAAAAGTATCCAACTACATATTTTACCACTGTAGTTGTAACGTGAAAAAACCTAGCTACCTCTATCAGTTTTTTTCCACTTCTAACCATTTTGAACATGGCTATATTTCTTTCATCTTTTCGGTTGCTGTTATTGTATGGAGGAAAGGCGTTGTAAAATTCCAATAAATACTCAAACTCTTTTTCAGAAAGCATCGCAACTTTAAATGTCAACTGACCTGATTTCATCCCTTAATCTCCTTCATCGCATGAAACAAGTCGTTCATCTTGACGAATACTTCCCAGCCTTTATCCACTTCGGCAGGCGTGAAATAGCGATGGGTGAATCCGCCAGATTCCTTGTCAATACTCATTGCTTGCGCTCCGTCGCCAACTTTGTATTTATTCTCGCGCAAGAGATTCCGATACGCCGCCAACTGCGGAAGCAATGATTCAGGATAAAGTTTTCCAGTCTTGAAATCACCGACGTTCGATTGCTTTTGCACGACGAAAACGTCCGGCGTTCCACCGTAGTTATATTTCTTGCTAACAAGTTGAACCTCAGCCTCGCCCAGCTTGAATTTCGTTTGCGCGGCCCATTCCAGGAACGCATCGAATCCAGTTTGACTGACCTTGAGCGGATTCATGCACTCGCGATTAAAGTAGGGTGCCGGGTCAAACTTCTTGCCGCGAATATGCGCGTCAATGCGAGCGTGGACGATTGTGCCGATGGTTGCTTGACGATCAGCAAAGTTGCGATGATCGGCGAGGTTGACGGCAGGCTCGCAAAGTTTTTTGCCTGCCACAAATTCTGGACTTAATGCATCAATCAAAAGATGACGCTCAATCATGTTAAGTGTATTTTCCATCCAAGCCCTGCACTCGCAATACGGCTCATAAGCAAGTCGATTCGCCCACCACATGAGCGCACCGGCGTCTTTGAATCGGCCAATGATGGTGGTGGTGGATGGTATTTTGTGGCCTTTTGAGTTTGTATAACCTTTGGTGGGAGTTGGCATAATGTTAAACAAGTAAATCTGTTTGACTGATTTGCGCGGCCTTAAGGTTTAGGCACGCCTGATCGAAATAGGATTTCTTCAATTCGATTCCAACGAACTTGCGGCCTTGTTTGATGGCTTGAAATCCTTCCGAGCCGATGCCGGCAAACGGGGACAAGACAACATCGCCGGGGTTTGACCATAGCTCGATTGCGCGTTGGATGACACCCAATTGGAGGCAGCACAAATGTTTTTCGTCGTCGTGCTCTCTCGCCGATCTTCCTTGCAATGTGTTGCCCTGATCTATTCCACCGCATTCATCCTCGTTGCGTTCATTTGAATTAGCATCTTTGAACACAAAGAACCCATCTCTGTCAATTGTTTCTTCTGTTGACGCCCAAACTGGAGAGGCGTATCTTTGCCATACCTCAACTGGAAAAGAATCATTGCTGTGGGTAACTCTCTCTGGATTGTCCCCAGGCTTTCGGAATACAACCAAGAAGTCCGCTATCCCCATTCTTGACATGCAGGAGTCTTTTTTAATCTGCTTATGAAGCAGTCCCAACGCCTTCGTTCTCTGCATAGCAACAACTGGATTTTTCCATATAGTCGTTTCGGAATGATACCACCATCCAGCCTCTTCAAAAAGTCTGATACAATCACCTCGAAAATCGCGCAATCCAATATGACCGTGCTTTGTCTTTGAGCTTGGGAGGTTCATCACATGAATAGCGCACAACCTACCCGGCATAGCAATTCTTAATTGTTGACTAATGATAAAACTATAGTGTTTAAAGAAAAGCTCCTCAGAATTATTATTACCAAGATCGCGCTCCGAATTGCTATAAACGTAAAGATCGGAAAATGGCGGACTGCAAATCTGAAAATGAACCGAATTATCTGGAATTCCATTAAGAGCATCACAGCTATCCGCGTGATACATTGCAAATCGCTCGCCAATTACCTGGCTAATTACTTTTGTCTGCGATATGGCAGGAAATACGTTCCCATCTTTACTTTGCTTATCGTAGTGCGGTGAACGTGATATTTCTCTGCTAGGCATTTGCCGGATACGCCTCGGCATAGTGCTCTTTTTATGAAGAACACATCCTGATGACTCAGGCTCCGCAGTGACTCTGCTATTTTTTTTATCCATGTTATCTTTCTACCTTTGTGAGCGCGTCCAATTTTGCACCTTGTCTCATAACTGTGACTGCGCATTGATGACTGAATTCCAATTTTAACTTTGGTTGACCATGTGTGTTTTCTGCCAATCCACACTTTGCGCATCTTTTCCTTAGTCTCAATTGGAAGATCGCACACACCATCGCCACCGCTTGTATTGTTTGTGAGATTGAATCCAGCAGCCTTAAGTCGCTTAATCCAAAACCTCTCAGACTCCTGCCAAGGCCATTCACCGAAGATTTCCTCAATGACGATGATTTCAGGCCTAAGCCCATTTCTCCTAAGCTCATTAATCCAATTGACACGATGGCAATTTCCGGTGTCCTGTAAATGAGCATTGAGCCTCGATTTGAGTTTTTGATTGGTTTTTCCAACATATCGAACCTCATTTGTGCGAGGGTCAACTAATCCATAAATTATGTTATGATCCATTCTGGCAATAACATAGCATGATGAGCGTCATATTTCAACGTGTCTTTCGTCATGCCCTTGATTTGCGCCGATGAAATACTTGACATAGATGAAATCATTTCGTCGGCAAGTCGCCGCGCATCAGCCTCCTTGCGGTGAATGTTTGCCAACACCGCACCCTCAAGACTGGATATGACGATATGCGCGTTGACTTCTTTTTCCTGGCCGAAACGCCAGAACCGGCGGATGACTTGGTAGAATTCTTCATAAGAGTCCGACAGTCCGACTAGCGCGGTGTTGTGACAGCATTGGAGATTCATCCCAAACCCCCATATCGACGGCTTGGTGACTACGCGCTTAATTTCACCACTGAGAAAGTTTGCTGCAATTTGTTCGCGCTCAGATTCGCTTGTTGAACCGCGAATCTCGCAAGCGTTCAATTCTTTGGCAATCGCTTCGCTTTCGGAATTCAGATTGCACCAATAAACCCATTGCTCCTTATTCTTTGCGCAAATCTCAACGGCTTTATCCACTCGATCTGTCAACGATGATTTTCGCGCCTGCCGCCGCTCCTGCAACGATGACGCCGGAAGCGCAAAGAGATAACCATCCAATGCCTTTTGATCTGAGTCCACGACATGCTCAATCATGTTGAGTTTTGGCAACTCGAATCCTTTATCCTGATAACCTAAGTCAGACGGCTTGCGGATGTTGATTGCCCACGAGCAGAGCCAACGCCAGAAGTCTTTTTGCGCGTGCTTTTTGAGACGCCACTTAGAAGTGTCGCCTCCGTCATGCACAAAAAACGTCGAAAGCATTTCAGTTCTTGACATAACACCAAGAAACTCAGCATGGTTTCCGAGTTCCATATAGTCATTCGGAGCGGGTGTCGCGGTGTAGGCGTGCTTGAATGAAGTTTTTTTAAATGAGTCAATAATCAAATTCCGGGTTGCGCCTGAATAACTTTTCAAAATGGAACTTTCGTCGAGTCCAACACCGCTAAATTCTTGCGGAGAAAACCGATGCAACTTCTCATAGTTGGATATATTCACGCCAGTTACAACGTCTGATTGACTCTGGCATAGCTTGATTTCTACTCCAAACTTTTCACCCTGCCTGACTGTCTGCTGCGCAACACAAAGCGGCGCAAGAATGAGATATGGCTTGTTGGTATGCTCCACGACTTGTTGCGCCGTCACTAATTGAATCGGGCTTTTTCCAAGGCCGCAATCCATGAAGTCCGCGCTCCGTCCACGGCGGAGATTCCAACCTGTCACGTCACGCTGAAAGTCAAACAGCTTATGTCGGTCAACATCCTTCGATGGCTCAAATCCCGTCGGCACGTCAACAATCGCTTTCTGCGCAAGGAATTCGGCGTAGTTCATAACGACAACAGCTTGACGATCACCGCCAGCACGGCACACAGAATCACAAACCAAATGATTTCGTTTTCGTCAGAAAGTTTTTTCAAAATGGCTCCTCCATATCAATCGTTGTATCGACTTTTGCATTCAGGTATTCACTCTTTTGCTCAGGTTCAGTCTTTATCCGCTCTGGCATTTTCTTTTTCGGCGTCGACACAAACTCAACTCGCCGCCATCCATTTGCCTTGACTTTGGAAATCAATTCACTGGCCGCGTCAAATTGCATGTGCTGAATCGTCTTGACATCATACCAACGCTTGAGCAAATTGATTTGTGGAAACGAAATTTCCTTTGCTTCCCATCTGCGCTTCATTTCACCAATCAATTCTCCAGCCTCTTTGAAGGTGAATCCGTCCGGGTTGATTTCATGCTTGCGCAAGAAAGCGGTCATGGCCGGTGTCAATGTCTTTTGCAAATCCCAACCTCGCGGTTTTTGTGGTTGAACTTGCAACGCATTGAAAATGTCCGCTTTGACCATTTTATATTTTACAGTCGGTTTTATGTGCGCCTTGCGTGCGGCCTCCTCTTCCTCTTTGCGCTTTTTTTCTGCTTGATTTTTCTCTTCCTCTTCCAACATTTTCTCAATGCGCTCAAACTTGCCACCTTTGCGCATCTGCAAATTGACGGCCTGCACTACTTCCTCTGAATACTTTCCGCCAAGAATATCCGCCGGTGTAATCAGTTTGTGCGTGCCGGAATTGCCCGGAAAGTCAAGTATGGTGACAAACGGCTTTGCGCTCTGGCCGATCATCATTCGGCGAAGGAGTCCGGTTGGAACTTCGTTGAGGCGGAAAGCAACGTCATTGTGCGGTCTAGTGCCTCTTCCAATCCACTGAGCGTATCTTGATCTAGATTTGGTTGGACATGCGAGAGCAACGTAATGAATGCCAAAATAATCGAACCCTTCCCCAAAACAATTACAGTTCCAGAGCCATTGGATTTTACCTTTTTTGAAATCTCCAACAATCTTTTTGCGTTCCTCTTTGTCGGTGCCTCCATGAACATAAGCAGACATTCCAGGACGCCAGCGATTGAAGATTTCCGAAGCAATGCGCGCCTGCTCAACTGACGCCGTAAAGCCGATGCCTTGCTTGTCTCCGATGATTTCATAGGTTGCCTTCGTGATGCCCGCCATTACCTTTTCTCTGCGCAAGATTTTATCCAAGTCTTGACTGTTTAGACCATCCTCAGTCCGTGCGCTGCGAACTTCAGAGTAGTCTAATGACTCAATCGGGACCGTGTAAGGCTCAATAGGAACAAGCCAGCCGTCTTGGATTGCGTCTTTGACTTCATATTCAAAAGCAACGTGCTCAAAGACACTACCAAGAGCCTCCTCGTCGGCGCGGTCAGGCGTTGCGGTAACACCCAAAAGAAAGAGCTTAGGATTCTGAAAGAGATAATCCTTGACTCGTTTCCAGCTAGGCGAAGTTGCGTGATGACTTTCATCGAACACGACAAACTTAAAATCATCCGGCAAAAACTTTGTCATCCGACCGCCGCCGTCACCGCCAGATGTCAGGGTTTGCACAGATGAAACAATCACGTTGGCGTTCGGTGTCCACAGATGGCCGTTCTTTGTTGCGCGATATTCTCCCATTTCGACTTCCACATTTTTGCCGGTCAATTTTTCAATCGAATCCCGCGCCTGCCAGGCAAGCTCCTGACGATGCACAACGAACATGGATCGTTCAGGCTGAAAGTGTTGAATGAGCCAACCGGCGATTGCAGTCTTACCACAACCAGTCGGCACGACTACCAGCACGGCGCGATGCCCGGCCGCTTTTGCGGCAAGCACGGCGTCAAAACAGCGCTGCTGATAGTCTCTGCGCTTAATAATTAATCCTCCAATCCTAAAATTTCACGCATGATTTCTTCATGTTCTTGACCATAACCAAGCTCAAAATCCGGGTCTTCAGTCACGGGCAATGATTCTTCTTCTTCCGGCTTCACTCAGTCTTTCCGTTCTTTGGAAACTTAATCCAATCGCGTTGCTTGACTTGATTCCAAACTTCTTCGACTAGCACAGAAAATTCCAATCCATTCAATTCGCAGTAATGTGCAAGAAAGATGACACAATCTGCTACCGCATCGCATTTAGCGTCAATATGCTCCAATCTTGTGCCGCGAATTCCTTGCTCCATTTTCAAATGAGCATGAGCAAGCTCGCCAATTTCTTCTTGCGCCCCAAGCAATGGTTGATACGGCAAAGCATTTGGAAAATTCCGCCGTCCCCATTCTGCCACTTCAAATTGTAATTGCAGTAATGTCATCGTAATCCTTTCACTATTTTTCTATATGACTTAAGGGCCTGCCGCGTTCCCCACTGTGCGCCGCGCAAGTAAATTACGGTGGCGCGACTATCCTCTTCTTTCATATTGACTTCTCTTGCTTGACTGCGCAAAACTTTCATTAGCACAGCCATCTCTCTGCGCCATCCTGGCATCGGCTTTCTCACTTGATTTCAACCTCCGTCAACTTCCACAACTTACGCTCACCACGTTTGCCCCGCTTCGCCCAGCCATGAACCAGGATACGACGCCACGGCGAGCGAAGCCATTGCTTTGCGCGAGGCTCGGCTTTGATCTTCTTGACTCGCGCTTGCAAATTGCCCGATGACGTGCATTGAATAATGAATGTTGAAATACCGTTGTTAATCGCCATCAAATCCCCGAACCCAAATAAATCTTGCCTTATTCTGACGTGCGGATTCCATTTCTCCACATTCGCAACCGTGAATCCGTTGGCGCGAAGATAGGCCATGCTGCGAGCGGAGGGATTCATAACAGGCAATCCAAAAACTTTGCGAATAGCAGGACTGCGCAAAGAAGTGGTAGCGCGACAATCATTTCTTCACCCTCAGTTTCTTGAATTCCTCTGGCACGCACGTCTTGTAAAAAAATTCAGAAACGAATCCACGTCCCTTGCAGGTGTCGCATGTCGCCGGACGTTTACCGTTGCAAGTATGGCAAATTGCGTGCGGTATCGCACAGCCGATGTCCTCAATGACTTGGTTCAGATTGGCGATACTGCCGGTGTAATCGATCTCGCGGTAGAGAGGGTCGTTGTTTTCCTGACGCGCTTCCAGATTCTTTTTGCACAGAATCAAGTAAGCTCGCAACTCAAACACATTGATTTCCGTGTGAGTAATTTTGAGGCTCGGTTGCTCATTGCCACGATTCCAAAGCTCAAGGCTCTCCGCTGGAATTTCGAGTCCGGTCTTATCGCAAATCTTTTCTTCGCGGATCCGCTTCGGCATTCCCTTCTTTTTGATTGCGGCGGCAGTCACTTTGCCATCTTCTTTTTCGACTTGCTCAAGAACTTCTTGGCGTTCTTCTTTCGGCACCTTGGCAAGCTCAACTGCTGATTTAGCTGTCAAGTCGAAACGTGCAACCTGTTTCGCATCTATACTTGACGCTTCGATCAACTGATAGCCGCGACGCGCACTCCAGTCCCACTCCTTTTTGAGACATTCCTCAAACGTGTCATACTCTTCCAGGTAAAGCTTTGAGTCGCGGATTTCGGCAAGAGCGTGTCCGACTTTCTCGAATACCTTCTTGCCATCGGTGACTTCTTTTTTGAGCGTTTGATACCGTTTTGATTTTAATTCGCTTGTCATAAGAGGGATTGGCATACGTTCTCTGCGGTATGCCAGCGCAGTCTTATGACGTTAGTTAAACGCCCAATTCGTCAGCGCATTGCGCCCACTGTTCCTTGCTCAAATCACCGGACTGATTGATGGCTTCGGCAGTTGACCAGAACTTCTTAGCGACCGCACCTTTCGGATTTTCCAAGTCGTCAGCCTTTGCTTTTGGATTCTCCTTCTTGGCCTTGGCAAGATACGCTTCCCAAACGTCGTCGCCGGTTTGAAGCGAATTCAACGCCTTGGCTTCTTCTTTCGGTGGACGTGACGGAGCCTTTTTCTTCTCCGGCTCCGACGATTTGGTTTGCGCAGGCGCGGAAGAACTTCGCGGCGCGGTTGACTTGAACGCAGAACCCCAGCGTTCCATGATGTCCTCATCTGCGGCGGCGTCCGGCATGAGCAATGAACCACCAACCGGATTGAAGAACCGAGCTTTGAAGTTATCATATGGCTTTGGATTTGGAACATCATCCGTTGCGCGAGGCGTCACCTCCTCAATGACTCCATCAACCTCAAATACATCCTCGGACGTATCCAATGTGTTCAACTGTTTTGGACTTGACTCAGTCCACCCTGGAAACATCTTGCGCAGTTTTGCGATCGACTTTGTTTCCAATGCGCCATCAGCCTTGGCGATCACAACCTGCCCCTTGCCACTGAACGGGACTGAACTTTCCAAAAGTGTGTATGAAATAGCCACGGCAAGATTGCCGCTCTTTTCCACGATATACACGACTAAGTTGCCATTTGTTTTCGCCTTGTAGATACCCGGCGACGGTAGTTGTCTTTCACTCACTGTTTTACCTTTCGTTTTATTGTTTATGTTTGACTGAAATTGGCGCGTGGGTGAAGACGGTAACTAGTATTTTCCGCTCCTGTTTAGTGCGCTTATAAGGCGAACAGTTTATTATCTGGAATATCACCAGCCCACTCATAAATTAAAATTGACGGAGGCTTGAGATTTGAACCCAAATTATGGCTAATTTGCCAAAGTTTTCCACTTAGATACATTAAACTAGCCTCCAAAAAAAGTGCGATGCGAGGCGGAATCCAACCGCCTGTCTCCTTCAACAAGGAAGGTGTCCTAGCCTTGGACGACGCTCGCATAAATTCACTTGATAATCTGCGGCCACGGATTCGTGTCGATGTCAATATCAATTTGCTCAGGACATCCGCGTCCCTTAGCCATGTATTGCGGACGCTCAGAAAGATAAAGCGTGCGCGTCTGCTTTTGGCGTGCGGCTTTCTTGGTTCGCTCCGCTGTCTTTTTGTCCTCTTCCACTTTCGGCGTCACGTCATAGCAAAGAAAGCCAACGAAATCCGCCCATTCTTTTACCTTGAGCCGGATGGAATTGTCTCCGCGTTTGCTTGTGCGAAGTCGAGGTTCAAAGCGCACGTAGTTTGTTCCAAGCGGATTAACTTCTTCCGGCTTGCAGTCGTGGCAGATAATCACGACATTGCGCCCCTGAGAATGATGGACGGAAAGCTGATTGATGAACGGCAGGAAGTGCTCATAGACATAACGCACGTCTTTTCCAAAGCCATAATCCTCAAGCGATGACGCCTTGCTGCCGGATGGCCCTTTGACCGTTTCCAAAACATCACCGATACACCATTCCTCCGCGATTGAACCTGAGTCGATCACCAACGATTTTATGTCTTTGTATTTTTCGTAGCGCGAAGTCACGTCAAGCAACTCAGTCCAATTGCTTGCGCGAACAATGCGCGGGATTGGAACCTTTGACGACTTGAATTCCGAAATCAAGCTTCCCAAAGAATTGTCAGGCTCAATGAACGCAACCGGTCCCGGCAAAAAACAGCAGAGCCGCGTCTTGCCGATACCACCCGGCCCATAGATGACGCCGCGCCGCGCTTCCGCTTCTTCGACTTGCCAGAAAAACAAGTCATCATTCTTTTGTCGTGTTGGTAGGGGCATAAATTCAATTCTCCAAACTTCTCAACGTAGGTTTTCCAAAGTCCTTCGGCTTCGTGATTTCAGCCTGACCGCTAACCGATGTCGGCACTTCTTTGCAATGGCAATTCGGACAAAACGTAACGCGCTTCTGCACGCCGGACGGAAACACCGCCGTCCAACGATGTCCGCACTCGCAGGCCAGATGAAGTTCAATTGCAGGTCTTACCATAATACTTTCTCAGCGCGGTATTAATTGTGAATGATCGTTCCATTCTTTTCTCTTTGCGCAACTTTGGCCAGATGTCATTGTCCGGCTTAAAGGAGACGATCTTTTTCTTTGCGCGTTTTTTCATTTTACGACCTCGACCACGACCACGACCTCGACCTCGACCACGACCCCGACCCCGACCTCGACCACGACCCCGACCCCGACCTCGACCTCGACCCCGACC